GTCTCTGCGGCTTCTAGATTGTAATTTGTAATGAGGTAATTCTTTGTTGTAACTGCATCACCACTTATGTTTGCAGCGACATTGACTGTTAAATTGTTTTCACTTTGATTGCAGATTGTAATTGTAGTAACGACTGTATTTGTAGATGCAGGAACAGTATAGATTGTGGTCAGAGCATTTGCACCTGGTTGCACTTGACCTAGAATTTTGTATGGTAGGCGACCAGCAGCAGAATCAGGGATTACACCGACTGCCGAAGAAACTACAGATAATTGACCATTAGAAATTGCAGCGCCTGGTGCCAGTTTCGCAGCAGTAATCGTGCCGTTTACAATATTGTTTGCATTGATTGCCGTGAGACCAATCTTGTCACCAGTAATCGATTGGGAGCCGAACGAATCAACAACAGCGTTAGCTGCGATTACTCCGGCAGTGACTTTTGTAAGAGCCATGAAGAATTCCTATGATGAATACATTATTTAGTGTATTTATAATTCATATTCTTCGTCAGCATCTAATTCTACCACTAAATTGATGAACATACAGGCATCATCTTCGTTTGTGAAGTGACGCATAATGACCTGACCTGTGTATTGCGAAATGACTGTCAACAGAACATTTGTGTCTCTGTATACTGAAAACTTAATAATCCAACCATTTCGTGCGACAGGTTGCCATGACTTGGTTTTGAGTGCCATGTCAAGGAATCTCTTTGTAGGTTGTCTTCTTGTTGGTTGAGTGTTTCGCATACTCTATTATGTATGCAAACCCAAATTTAGGGTAAAAACTCGTTATTGACTTCGTAGTTTAACTGATACCAGCGCCATGCATGACCATAACGAAATTTGAAGTAGAGCTCCACCATCATATCAGTATAGATTCGATGAAGCTCTACTAATTGCATCAGCACTTCTTACAGGAATTCCTTGCAAGCATCATTGCTTTTGCTTCTTCGTATTTGCCTTCACGGGCCAATACAGATGCAGCACGAGCAAATCCAATTTCTTTGCAGATACAGTAGAATTTTCTGAAAAAAGATTTCATTACTTCTTGCCTGTAAATTTCTCGACTTGCTCTGTAACTTGACTGTAGAACTTGTCGGCAATTTGTGCTACAGACTTAGCGAAAGTGGTTTCAGCATCAATGAAAGACTGAAACGGCTCACGAACTTTAACATCAGTAACGATAGTTTTGAGGGTGTTGGTTTTGGCAGCCTGAACGGTGTCAATGAAAGCATTTGCGTATGAAAACATGGTAATACTCCTTAATTTAAGCGAGGGTTGATTTGTGACCTCTTTGAGCGTCACATCACTATTATATATGCTTTTATATTGCTCTGCAACATAATTTAAGGAATACTTTGCTATGTTTTCCCTTCTTTATGGATTTCTTCTTTGGAAACTTCATAAGTAGTGGTGTCGCTTTTGATGAGATGATCCTTTCGAATCTTACAGGATACCCATGCATTGTAGTAACCATCACCTAGAAGTGCATGACGAGTAAATATCTCCCAAGTTTCATAATAAGAGCATTCACTACGAGTTTTACAGAGATGCAGTATCTCACGGGTATATTGTTCTTCCCCGTTCTTCTTTACTTCTTCTTGCAGTTCCTTGTTTGAACCCCAATAGTTTTCCCAATCAGAGGTCTTACGAATCTTTTTTCGTTTACCTTTGACTTGTTTGTAGCCTGCTTTAGAAAAGAACTTTTTACCCACATATTTACGACCAGTGGGTGTGTGGGTGATAAGATAGACAAATCCGAAGTTGTTGCCTATCTTATCCTCTGTGAATTCCTCTGTAGTATTGTGAAAATACCAGGTCATTCGTCATCTTCAATTTCTTCAAAGTCCACTAGCATTTCACCGCAGAACGGGCAGAAAGATGGGTCATCTTCAGTTTCATCTTGATTGTATTTAATTGTGAACTCAGAATCACAATTGTCGCAAGTATGATGAACATTCATTTAGTTACACCATGAAGATTTCTTTTCGCCAAAGTAAGGTCTTGCATGACCATTGGCAATTAACAATGCAGACAATTTTTGACCATTGATAATTACATCACCAAGAACACGACCACCATACTTATCATGTGACTTCAACTCAATTTGAATTGGTTGACCTGCCTTGATTGCAGCGTTGAGTGCGTCTTTTGTGAACTGTGATGCTTTCTCAGCAGCCGCTGCCTCTTGTGGGCATGCTGCACGGTGACCTTTCTCAGGTGTATCTACGCCAAGAACACGAATCGATAGTTTCTTTGGCAGAGGATCAGGCATAAAGTCTGCCTGAAACTCTACTGTGTCACCGTCAATCACTCTTGTAATTTTATATGAATAAGGATTTGCAAATGCGGTGAGTGATACAAATGCAAGACCTGCTACGAATAGTTTTTTCATGCTGCTTTCCCCCAAACATCTTCCCAATTGCCAGACAATGCACCTTTTGCATAGTCGGTACTTCTGTTTTCGAAAAAGTTAGTATGGCCCGGAGCGTTCAACATAGTTTCCACCCAAATTAAAGGATTCTTTTTAACTTTGAAGATACCTTTAAGACCAAGACTAATTAATCTTCTATCTGTGATATAGCGAATGTAGTGTTTGACATCCTCTGGCGTTAAATTTTCCATCGGTCCCATTTTGAAAGACAAGTCAATAAACTTATCTTCCAATTCAACCATCTTCTCAGCAATTTTATACAATTCAGATTTCAAACTGTCATTCCATATCTCACGATTTTCTTCTATGTAGGTACGGAACATTTTAATCATTCCCTCACAATGTTGGGTTTCATCAACAATCGACCATGCAATGATTTGTCCCATGCCTTTCATTTTACCATGTCTTGCAAAATTCAAAAGCATAATGAAAGATGAAAACAATTGCATACCTTCGGTGAATGCTGAAAAGACTGCGATATGTTTTGCAGTATTTTCTTTAGTTGTATTTTGGTCTGAAATATTTGAGATGTAGTTATGCTTCTCTCTCATTTCTGCATATTCCATAAATTCATTATAAATTGTGCTTGGCATTCCAAGAGTTTCAATCAGATGTGAGTAAGCAGCAATGTGAACCGCCTCTCTGGCTGCAAATCCCAACAACATCATACGAACTTCTGGTTGAGGAAAATAAGGCAAATAGTTTTTAACATAGGCGCCAGCCACATCAATATCACCTTGGGTAAAGAAACGAAAAATGTTTGTGAGAAAGTATTTTTCTTCTTTTGTCAAAACATTCTTCCAATCTTTAACATCTTCTAACATTGGCACTTCTTTTGGAAGCCAATGAGAACTTTCATGTTTTTCCCATGCCTCATAACACCAAGGATAATTGAACGGACGAAAACTTAATCTTTCGTCTGTTAGTGTTAATTCATTATTTTTCTTCTTTATCATACTTCTTTCCTTTTTTTAATTTTCCTGTTCCGCCTTGATAACCTTCCATTTTACCTCTCAACCATCCTTCTGGCTGAGAGTTTTCAAAAAAATACGCATGACGATTACCATTATTATAAATTACTTTTCCTTTAGTATTACTGCCATCATTTTTTTTACCTATATTTTTGTCGCCTATATTTCCATTCTGTAATCGACCGACAACCCATCCTTTTGGCACTTCTTCGTTTTTAATTCTCTTATTTACGATTCCATTGTTTATCCAAATTGTGTTAGAAACAAATTCTCGACTTCGATTCGACCTTTCTTCAGAACTTTCTTTCATTTCATATTTTGTTTTGATACTTGGTTTTCCTAATAAAGCTTTAGATAATTTTTTTCTTGTTTCTTCTTTCACTATGTTACCCTTTGGCGCCCCATCCAAACCATTTTCATCAATCAAATTTGCCCATTCTTCAGACTTTACTATGTCGTTATCTTTAGAAAATTGTAATGCAAAATTAGTGCATTCTTTCTCATCTTCAAAAATATTGATTATTTTTGTTTCTACAAAGTTTCCATGTTTTCTTAAATGTGCTTTCCAATATTTTCCTGAACCTTTGTATCTTTTGGGGTCTTTTGTAGTTTTGCCAAAATATTTTAATCCTGTTTTTAAGTGAGTTTTGACATAGAGATATATCATAAGATGATTCCTTTCTCATCTTATTTATACCCGTGAGCATATTATTTTATTGCATTGCCTCTAAAAATTGTTGTGATGCTTTTTCCCATGTCCAAATTCGTGATGAATTATGCACATCACCACGATTCAATGTTAAACACATAACTAAATTTAATCCTAAATCTTCTCCATAATAACCATTGATACCATTGTATATTGCTTCTCTTGGTCCTGGTTCATCGTATGCAGCAACGGGTGTGCCACATGCAAGTGCTTCTAATATCACGATACCAAATGTATCTGCCTTTGAAGGAAAAACAAATGCGTCAGCACTTGCAATCCATCTTGCCAACTCAACACCTTCTCTTTTGCCAATCATTTCAACATCAGGATATTTCTGCCGCAATTCTTCATAATAAGGTCCATCACCAATTAAAACTTTTCTAGCATACTTCAATTTACAAAAATCGTCAAGCCCTTTCTCTTTTGATATGCGAGAAACGCAAACAATATATGGTTTTGCTTCATGTCTTCTTGTTGGATTGAATATATTTGAGTCTACACCTCTTTGCCAAACTTTTAGTTTATCAAATCCTTTTTCTTTTAATTTTGTTTTAAGACCCTCTGTTGGTACAAGTATTGACTTTGATTTACGATGAAACCAACGAAAGTATGGGTAAAATAGTTTTGCAGAAAGTCCTGTTTGTTTTTGTATAAACTCAGGAAATAGTGTATGAAAGCTCGTTGTATATGTATAATTGTATTTGTTTAATAGATATCTCGCATAGAGTCCCAAAGGTCCTTCTGTTGCAATGTGTATTTTTTTACTTTCATACATTGCAACCCACAATAGTCTTTTAATTTTCCATGGATTATAAACAACTTCAATTTCAGGATAATTAGGTAGTGCAAATCTTTTTAGTCCTGGCAAATAAGGATGAATTACTTCAGCATTGTTTATGTGTTTAAGAATATTTTGATATGTTCGAACAACACCATTTACTTGCGGTTCCCATGCATCAGTAACAATTAGAACTTTCATATTATTTGATTCCAAGTAATAATTTCCCATTTACCATCTGTATGTTCTACGAGCGCTGTGCATGATTCAACCCAATCACCATCATTCATATAGATTACACCATCTATTTCTTTTATCTCTGCACAATGAATGTGACCACAAATCACGCCATCGTATCCTTTTCTCTTACAGTATGCAGCAAGATTCTTTTCAAATTGAAATATAAAATCTACTGCTCTTTTTACTTTAACTTTGAGATACTTAGAAAGAGACCAGTAGCCAAAACCAAATCGATGACGAATCCAATTGAACTTAGTATTAAGATAGAGGACGAAATCATATGCCCTGTCTCCTAGAAACGAGAGCCATGGCGCAAGGCGTGTAATACCATCGAATAGGTCACCATGAGTGACCAGATAGTGCTTACCGTCAATACCAATGTGTTCATACTGATTGAAGATTTCCACATTGCCAAAACTGAATCCATACGGGAGCATTGGTCTGAGAAATTCATCATGGTTTCCCGCAATGTAGATAACTCTTGTGCCTCTCTTTGCGTAACCCAATATTCTTCGCACAACATTGGTATGACTTTGTTTCCATCGCCACCTGTTCTGTTGTATTTTCCATCCATCAATTATATCACCGATTAGATAAAGCGTTTCGCATGTATTGTGTTTCAAAAAATTATTTAATAACTCTGCTTTACAATCTTTCGTTCCCAAATGCACATCACTAATGAATATGCTTTTGTATTGCATTTATTCCTTGTTTCCAAATAATTGCAGTAAACTTACAAAAATATTGATGAAGTTGATATACAAACTCAATGCACCAAACCATTGCATACGGCGAATCTCATCTGAATTAGAACTCCAGAACATATCACGAATACGATTCATGTCATATGCGGTGAGACCTAAGAAGATAAGAATGGCAAGAACATTCAATGTCATTTGTAGTGCGGTCGATGCAACAAAGATATTTACAATACTTGCAACAATCAGACCAATGACACCTGCAAACAGGAATGGACCAAAACCGGACAAATCTTTCTTAGTGAAGTATCCATAAAATGCCAAAGCACCAAATGATACTGTTGTTCCAACTAATGCAAGAACAATACTTGCGGTTGTAAATGCATAGAACAATAAACTTAAACTGAGTCCCATGACCGATGCAAATGCAAAGAACCAAAACTTAATTGCTTCTTCACTCATACTTGGACCTTTCCATGCAATAAACAAACTCATTGCAAGTGGCGCAAAAATAATAACATAACCAAAAAGACCACCAAACATAAATGGTGCAAGTGGTGATGCGAGTGCTGCAATCAACATTGTCATAAAGATTGCACCAGTCATTCTACTCAAAACTCCTGCAACTGCTGTATTCAAACTTTCTGCTGCTGTAAGTGTATTCATATTTTCTCCTTTAACCTTCACACGCCAAACAAACTTCTTCTGTTGCCAATTGTTTCAAATCAATTTCTTTAATGACTTCTCTTTCAATTCGTTTCGACACTTTATCTGCCTTGGCAAGTTTTTCTGAACGGCAGTAGTAAAGCGTTTTCAATCCCTGTTTCCATGCCTGAAAGTGTACCGCATGTAGATATTTCACATTAACATCTGGTCGAAAAAAGAGGTTGACAGACTGCGCTTGGTCAATGTAACTCTGTCGGTTAGCTGCATGGTCCACCAACCATCTCTGGTCAATTTCCATCGAGGTCTTATACACATCTTTTGTCCACTCGTCCAAAAAGTCGAGGTGTTGAACGGATCCATCGTTTGCAATAATGGAGGACCAAATCTCATTGTAGTCAAGTTTGTTGTCATTCTCACATAACTCCTTTATGATTTTGTCAAGATACTTGTTTTTGTTTAGATATGCACCAGAAAGGGTATCTTGTCTGTATGCATTGGCTCTAAATGGTTCAATCGATGGACTTGTATTGCCCATGATGATAGATGATGATGCGTTTGGTGCAATTGCAAGCATATGCGAGAAACGAAGGCCTGTGCCTACTGCATCTGGTGCTTCGCCTCGTTCTTTTCCAAGTTGAAGGTTCGCCTTGTCGAGTCCAGTGCGAATGTGTCCAAAAATCTTGTGATTAGCGGAAGTAGCAAGTGCCGATTCCCAAGGTATATTAGCACGCTGAAGGTAGGCATGCCAACCCAAAGCGCCAATTCCGATTGACCTTTCCCGATAAGCAGAAAACTTTGCACGGCTAACAGACTCAGGAGCATTGTCAATAAAATATTGTAATACATTGTCGAGCATCTCTGCCACATCTCTGAGGAATAAAGGATCCATTCGCCAATCTTCAAAATATTCCAAGTTGAGTGAAGAAAGACAACATACCGCAGTTCGCTCTCTATCCGTTGGTAGAATGATTTCACTACAGAGATTTGATTGTTTGATAGATAGACCCAACTTTTTCTGGAAGTCAGGTAAATGACGATTGCTAGTATCAATGAAATGTAGGTACGGTTCACCAGTTTGCATCCTTATTTCTAAAATTCTTTGCCACAACTCACGAGCAGGTACTGTATCTCTTACTTCACCTGAGTGTGGGTCTTTGAGTTCCCATGTATCATCGGCATTGGGATCTAACATACATTTTTCAATTAAATGCATGAAGTCATCTGTAATGTTAATGCCGTGATGCAAATTCAGACAACGCATATTCTGGTCGCCTGTGGGTTTTCTCATTTCTAGAAAAATGAGAATATCAGGATGATTAATGCCCAAATAAGCAGCGTAACTACCTCGTCTTGTTCTACCTTGGCGATATGCAAGTGACGAAGCATCATAAGTCCGCAAATGAGGCATAACACCGACAGACTTATCATCTGCGCTACGAATGCCGATACCAATTCCTACCCCTCCTCCTAACATTGAGAGCCAATTTACTTCTGCGAGTGTGTCAACCAAACCTTCTGCACTATCGTCAAGATATGGCAAGAAGCAAGAAATAGGAAGACCACGCTTAGAGCGCCCAAAAGAAAGAATGGGAGTGCTATAAGATAACCAATGCCTGCTAGAGTAATCATAAAGGCGTTGGGCATGTTCCGGATTGGAACCAAACGAGTGCGAGACATATGCAAACCTTTCCTGCGGAGAGGTTTCGTCCTCTCTCATGTAACTCTCTTTTAATCTTTTAATACCTAAGTCATCGAACAGACCATCACGGGAATAGTCAACCTTAATGCCGTGGACAATATCAGACATGCAATAACTCCAATTATTATTATTGTTCTACAAATTCACTCGCCATGGGAAATACCGTGGCGATTACTTCAGCGCATTTCTTTGCTATTTCGGTGTGTTCTTTCTGTGTGCCGTTTGCTGAACGGAGTTGTATGTAGTGTATCCACGACCTCAATGTTCCATTCATATACAAACGAGAG